AGCGTTCCGATCATCGATCGGCGCGATGAACAGATCCGGGATCGTGACCGGCGGTGCCGTTTTGCCGACTGCGTTGAAGCTGGCTGTTGCTGTTGCCGATCGCAGCAGGCCGGCGCTCAATGCCTCAAGCTCGAAGTCATAGGAGCCGACTTGGCTGTTGAGGATCTCGTGGTCGGGTGCTGTGGTCTGGATCGTCGTCCAGTTGTTTGGCGACAGCCGGTAACGCAGCTGATAGCGCGTGGCGGACGGCACCGCACGCCAGCTCACGATCACCTTGCTCAGCACAGAGCCGTTCGCCTCATACAGCGCCTCGGTGGCGGTCAGGTTCTGCGGCGTAGGTGGTGGCACATCCAGCTGCGAAACATCGCGGACCTGTAGCGGCTGATCGCGCTCGATGTAGTCGTATTTGCTGGGGTTGTATGCGATGCCCGTAATGCCGTAGGTGTCGCCGTCCTGCTCCTGCACGGTCAGCACACGCCACAACGAGGGGCGCAGCCCGGTGGTGCCGATCGCCCAGACAGAGTTAGGAGCTGGCGTCAGACGCAGCGGCGTCGGCAGGGTGACCGGGGCGTTGTTGAGATTGGCGCCATTGATGCCACCGATAGATTGCGACGTGCCATCAGGCAGGATCACGTTGAAGTCAAACGTGGCCGGCACACCGTCGTAGAACAACTCACCGACCGTGCGATCCAGCTCGACGGTGGTGTTGGTGGCGTTGACCACACGGCCGGCCCTGTAGCGGCCAGCGCGCACCGGATCAGCTACGCGGATGATCTGACCAGGGCGCACCACCTGCCCAGATGGCAGATCAGCGGTAAAACTGACCACCTCGGTCTCGTTCTGCTCGGAGTAGAGCAGCCATTCACCGATACGCCGCGCCTGGCCGCGGCTGGTGCAGGCAAAGGCTGACACCTCGGTCTTGACCACGCCGAACTTGGTAATGCCTGTTGCGTCCTCGACCACCTCGTAGGCGATGTCACGCAGCTCGAGATCGAGGTAGGACACCACCGCAACGGTGTGGCGCGTCTTGATGCTGCTGCCGCTGTAGGTGAAGCCTTCTTCTGTGACGTTGGACTGGTTGAAGATGTAGGCCGGATCAGCCGGGCGATCCTGCGCGATCGTGAGCGCGCCTGAACTCCAGAATGGCATCGCTCGGAACACCGAGCACATGTCATTGATCAGCTTGTACGCCTCTTCTTGCGTCTGGATGTTGACGTTGCAGGAGAAGCGCGGCTCAAGGATTGGGTTGCCGCTGCTGTCGCGCAGGCCGGAATCGACGCGGGCGTTGCAGTATTGGCTAGCGCTGTAGAACGTCCACTTGTCCAGCCTGCTGGCGTCACCGCTGAAGCTCTGCCTCTCTTGGCTCGTGAGGATGTGATCGCCAAATCCGTAACGGGTGGAGGTCAGAAGATCCCACAGGATCCATGCCGGGTCTGAACACCATTCAGCGGCCTTGAAATTACCGTTCCAGACACCGCTGTAGGTGATGCTGCCATCTACAGAGTTGACGGTGGCATTGCTGGGTATGCGCACCTTGATGCCACGCACGCGATAGGAGCGCTGTGGGATGCTGCTGAACTGCTTGGCATCAATCTGGATGCCGACATGCGCAGTATTTGGATACGCCAGCTTGGCGTAGATCAGCTCGGTGTAGCTTGCCCAGTAGATCTCATCGACGATCGTTTCCTTGCCGGCCTGTGGCGCATCATCTGTGATGCGTTCGACGCGGATCGATACCGGTGGCGGCTGCGTTAGATCCACGCGATAGCGCTCTTGGTACAGGTCAACCGTGCGGCCTTCGATCTTCAATAACTGGCCGAACGCATTAACGAACGGACCGCCGTTGTAAGAAACCAAGATCTTAAAGCTGACCGTGCGGCCCCGGATGTCGCCGTCTTCTTGGTAGACCTGCAGCTGCGGCACTGAGATGGTGACACGCACGCCGTTGACGTTCGGATCTGTAATCGTGCGCGTGACCGGTTGGTTCTTGGTTACCTTGGTGTTGACTTCTACCTCTTGCTGGATTGAATCACTGATCGGGATGTAAGACTGGTTTTGTGTGCCATAACGCGGCTCAACAATAAAACTCCTAAAGTTGTAGTCTTCCTTCGTCAGTGGCGCCGTGGCATCTGCATCCGCCCTGACCAGCGGCGTGTTGTTGAAATAGATGTCTTTCAGCAGCGCGCGATTGTATTCCGTGCTGCCGCGAGCGTAAGCACGAGCCGAAGGGAATCCCTCAATCTCGCCCTCGCTGAGCACGTCAATAATGCGTGCAGTCTGCTCTGATTCGAGGTTGTCCTTTTGAACGCTGGGGCCTGAGCCGCCGCCGGAGCCGCCTTTCCCGCCGCCGCCGCCACCTGCGCCGCGAATCAATTCGTCAGCCATCAGATCGGCACCTTCTCAGTGTTGATACCGGCCGACACCACGATGCTGCCGATCAGCGTTTCACCGTAGACAATCGGCACCGGAATGCCTTGGCGGCTCACGTTCTGGATGCCGGAGAAGCTGTAGGACTTGCGAGGATCCTTGTCGCTGTCCTTGCCGGCACCGATCTGCGGCACCGGCGTGATCAGCTGAGCGATGCCGCCCAAGATCAACGCGCCACCCAGCACGCCGATCTGCGTGACCGTTGCACCGGCTAGGCCAAGGCCAAGGCCGGGGATGAAGATTGCAGCAGCCACCAGCGCAATGCCTGCAATGATGCGGCCAACAGCGCCAGCACCGGCCAGCACCGGAACGATCCTGATCGGTTCAAGGTCACCAGCGGGATAGTGCAGCTGTTCAGGCTGATCGCCTGCTTCAAGCTCGTGGCGCCCCACGCTCACCTTGTAGTGGCGCTCGCTCATGTGCGCCTCAACGCCGGGGAAGTTGGCAACCAAGAAGCGCACGGCCTCAGCCGGCGTGCGCACGGCCGCCTCAAAGCTGCGCTGCCCCAAGAACTTCGCCAAGCTGCCGTAGACCTTGATGACTCGCAGCATTCGCGTCACCTGCTGGAGTGGCGGAGCGCTCGCCCCGTGTTCTTCTGATAGTAGCCACCAAACAGGTCGCGGGAGCTGAGCCGGCCCCTGATGTGGTGAAGGATCATCTGCTCGCCAACGTAGACAGCGCAATGATTCAGGCCGCGGCAGCCATCGAGTGACATCAGCAGCAGGTCACCAGGCTGCAGGTCGGATTGATCCACCTCAACAAAGCCAGTTTCCTGCCAGCAGGCATCGAACATGGGCGAAGCGTTGAACTGCTCCATGCTCAGGGGACGCTGCCAATCGCGCAGCTGCAGGCCCCATGTCTCGGCGTACCAGTCACGCGCAAGCGTCCAGCAGTCGCTGATGCCCCACACCCACTGCCGGCCAATGAGCGGCGCCTTGTAGCCCTCTGGCCTGCACTCACCCCAGACCATCGTGCCGGGGTTGATGATGAACCACTGCAGGCCGCTGTGCTGACAGGCCAGCCGATCAGCTTCGCTCGGCTCAGCTGGTGTGCTCGGGTGGCTGTGAAACACTGCGGTGATCTCGCCTGCGTCTTCCGCTGCGGCGTAGTCATCAGGCGACAGCACAAAGAAATCAGCCGGCGTGTCTGCCAGGTTGCGGCACGGCCAGTAACGCTCGCGGCCCTTGACCACCACCACCAAGCCGCAAGCCTCTCGCGGTGCTTCTGCGATGGCGTGCTGCAATGCGTCGCGCTGCCAGTCCTTCATCAGACGAACCCACCAACGCCGGGGAAGCTGCCGAAAGGCAGCTGTGCATTTTGACCGAAGCGTGCTTTGCAGCTGCTCAGCCGCTTGCCGCACACATCCAGCGACTTGTTGGCCGCAATCGAAGTGCTGGGCTCCGCTGTGCTGCTGTAGCTGCTCTGCCACAGCACCGTGTTGGCGGCGTTGTAGAGCGTTAGCTGGCCTTGGTTCGTGAGGCGCAGATAGTTGGCGCTATAGCCCGATGTGCTGGTGATCCTGAAGCTGCCAGTCACTGACCCCATCACGCCATAGGGCGGATTGCGGAAGGGGTTGGTGCTGCCGAGCTGCACCGTGGCACTGAATACCTCGTCTTGCTTGAACAGACCAGTGCTCGATGTGATCGTTGCCGTTGGGTAGCTGCTGGTTGTTGAGTCTTGCCACCCCCAGCTTTGCCCGCTCCAGTGGCCAGCAGGTAGCTGCGTCGAGACTGCAGTGAACCGCAACGTCAGATCCTTACCGTTGAAGGTGAACTGATACGTCTCAGTCTTTGTGGCGCCTTGCTGCGACTGAGCCGAGCCCATGATCTCGTGGAAGAACGCAAGCCGGTGGCCGACATAGCCATTGCGGATCAGGTTGCCGAACTGATCGCCCTTTAATGGGAAAGGCTCCCATGCCGCGCTTGGATCCGGCGTGTTGTTGGGAAGATAGGCAAGGTTGAAAGTGATTGAGTTTGGATCACCAAGCCGCGCGGTGTTGCTCTGAAAGCGCAGCCCTGTGAAGCCGAGCGACAGCTCGAAGTTGCCATCACCTGTGACCGTGTAACGATCGGCGGGATACTGCGCAGACCCGATCGACCACACAGTGTTGCCGTTCTTGGCCTTAATCACCAAGATGCCAGCGCCATCGATGAAGGATTCGTACCAGAGGTTGCTGGAAACCAGCCGCGTGCCGCTGCTGTAGCCCTGAAATACGATCTGACCAGCTGTCACCTGCGACAGGCCAGACGCCAAGTTAGCCGCCGGAACCAGCGTCACCGGGCGATCGTTTTCGTCGAAATAGTTGGTACCCGTGTAGCCGCACTCAGGGCTGCGGTACTGCCATTGGCAGATATTGGCGATTGCCTGCCGCTTTGGCGCGCG